GGAAATTTTGTGTACTTTTGATAGTAGTACTACTTGTTATATATTCTGTTTGTGTACTCAAAAATCTTAGATTTTTTAAAATTGATGTGGGTATTTGGATGCATTTGTTGGCCCAGCTTGTAAAAGTTATGTTATTGTATGACGTTATTATAGGACCAAATACCTGGGTTAAGCCCATATTCATAGATAAAAAACTAGCCATAGTCTCACATGAAGACCATTTTGTGCAATCACCATTAACATAAAAAAGCTCATCATGACGTCTCTCTGAGGACAGGATGGCATCATTTATTGAAGATTGAATAAATTCAAGTTTCCTATCGCCAGGTATACTTATCATCTCTGACTTATTGCATTTACAGAGGCTCTTGTAAGAGTTTTCAGTAATTCTTGCCATTGCTTTAGCACCCAGGTTTATAACATAAAATTCTCTTTGCACCAAATTGGGCCTTAATACATGTGTCTGCAAGAACTTTACAATTATTTTCTCTAATATTCCAGGTAGCAATGTCAATCGTATAATTTTTTCCTGAGCCATATCTAAGTATCCAATCCAATAGTGCATCATGAACTTTTACCCTATTATGTTGGCTTATCACAATTTCTGAGACATCATCTACAACTGTATCTACTTTCATATATCTGTCAATTATTTGTTGGTAAGGTGTGTTTGCAAAAGAAGATAACTGCCTTATATCTTCCAAGATTCTAGTATGTTTTTTTTTATTTATTTCAACCTCACGTGTTTTTCTGTCATACTCAGGTATGCAGGCTTTTGTTGATACAATTTCAGACATAGGTTCGTAAATACATGTGTCCATAAAATTAGAACTCTTATACAAGTCCTTATACTTATCAGAGAAGATTTTTGATGCTTGAAATACTGTTGAGGCATGGCACCCTGTCTGTCTTTTACTAAGTAACCACTCTTTTAGCTCTTTAAATGTCCCAATTCCATTTCTCATCTTTTCAGAAAGCCCATTATATTCACTTTGATATTTTAAAATTGTATTTATAGCTTTGATCTGTTCATGGTATTCAGAGGATGGCTCTTTTGAGGTATGAACATAAATGAAGATATCATCAAAGATGGATTGTAGGTTTGTAAGCATACATTCTGACCACAGTGATGGAATAGTAATTTTGCCTCCTAATGTGCTCATCAAACGTGCTGTACCACTAAAGCCAGGCTTGTTTGGTTTAGGTGGACTTCTACTAAAATGTATTATTACTTGGCGGATTTTGTTCCTTAACTGTCTGACAATGTACTGTTCCATACAATTCTTATAAGGTGGTGCAAATTTATCCTTAATAAGCTCTTCTACATTTGAGAACTTGCTTAATGATGACATAAAGATATATCTTGTATCCATAAGCAGCTCTGCAATTCTTTGAGAAGGGCAAAGTGAGATACAAACTCTAAAAGTATACATATGTTGAAGGAAGTTAGTATCTATTTCATTTGGTTGATGTCTAGACCATGTATCATATCCAGTTGATAAAGTTGAATAATAC